ACAACTTGATCAAGTTGTTGAGAGAACTCCGTAAGGTCGTTCGCTACAGAAGCCCCCGCAGGGGTAGCAACTCGCACGCGTCAGCGTGCTCAGATCCCGTGACCGAGAATTTAATGTTATCGGTCACGATGCACTTGCCTATCAGGCGAGTGCATAGGTTACACACTTGTAACAAAGATGTCAGGTTCGAGGGCTAATGCACTCCGCCGAGGCGCCAACTGGGAAGCTGATGTTCAGAAAGAGATGTCTAGAGATCGTTATGACGATGATGTCGCTAGAGCAGCTAGGGCTCGCCTTAGGAAGGCTAAGGCGACTAGAGATCACTCTGACGTTCCTCATGCTAGAGGTGCCACAGTACCTATGAGACGTGGAGTGATCCCTCCTCCCCCTTCTAGAGCGCCGCCTTCTAGAAGGGCTTATAATCCTGTTGGATATAAGAAGGGAGCGTATACTTCTAGTAAGTATTATAGGACTCCTTCTAGTACAAAGAAGGCTCCTATGAGAAGGAAGGCTTCTCCTTACGCTCCTCCCGACAGCGTCGGGGGAACCATCGGTGGATGGTTAGGACACGGAATCCAAGGTGTAGTTAAGGCACTAACCGGATTCGGAGACTACAAGGTAGCTTCGAACTCTCTAATGAGAGGTAAGCTAGGAGGAGATCCTCCGATCATTAAGAATTCGGCCGCAGGCGGATTCAGAGTACGACATAGAGAGTATCTCGGAGATGTAACGGCTGCAACAACGTTCACGCCAGTTACGTATCCACTTAATCCAGGGATGTTGTCGACATTCCCTTGGTGTGCTCAGATAGCAGACTCATTCGAGCAATACAGACTTAGAGGAGCTGTATTCGAATTCAAGTCTATGAGCTCAGATGCAGTGCTGGCAACGTCAGCTTCTTCTGCTCTTGGTACAGTTATAATGAGTACTCAGTATAACGCTCTTGATACTCCGTTCACGGACAAGAGAACCATGGAGAACTATGAGTTCGCTAACTCGGCTAAGCCAAGTTGTTCATTCTTCCATCCAATAGAATGTAAGAGGTCAGTTACACCAGTATCTGAACTGTATGTACGTAACACCGTACCTCCTGCTACAGGAGACCTAAGGCTCTATGACTTAGGTAACTTCACTATTGCGTGTCAAGGTATGCAGAACACAGCAGTAGGTCAGACAGTAGGAGAACTCTGGGTCACTTATGAGGTAGAGTTCCTTAAGCCCAAGCTCCTAGTAGGAGGTGGAGCGCTTCTCACTGACCATTATTATGGTACAGGAGCATCTATCTTCACATCAGCAGCACCATTCGGGTCTGTTGGACAGCTTGTGCAGACTTCAGGATCTAATCTGGGGACAACTCTTCAGATTGCAGCAGTAGCTCCTTATGCAGCTAATACGATCCTCTTCCCTTCGTATCTAAGTAACGGTAGGTATCTTATTACCTATGCTATATCTGGATCAGTAGCGTCAGCAGGCTTGCCTGACTACTTCGGTTCAGGAACTACAGTTCATATAGATGTTCTTGGTGCCAAGGTCAAGATCTTCAATGGCAGTACGTCTTCTTACAGAGATTCAGGTGTAAGTACTGAAGCAGGTATGCGTTATATGATTGAACAAGTATTGGATATCAATGGGGTGACTTCTAATGGGTCACCAGCAGGAATAGCACTTCTATTCTCTGGAGCAATGCCTACTGGTACACAGAAGCTTGATCTTATGATCACACAGTTGAATCCCACTATTAACTAGTTATATACTCGATCGAGTATATTCAGGGATTACATGATCCCGTATGGGGAAGCAGTATCTTGTGTACAGTCTGGTCGTAACAAGATACTACTGTTAGGTACTTGCTCATACCATGAGCATATTGTGCTGCTTGCCAGATGGGCTCAGCTTCATGCTCTCCCTTGGCAGATTCTATGTCTGTTGCCATGCATCTGAGTATGTCTTCGATGTACGTCCAAGCGGTTATGACCTCCTGAATAGGTACTTCTGTCATTCCGTTTATAGTTGCTCAACTATACTTATGCGCATGTCGGACATTGACATGTGTCTAGATTGGGATGTAGATTAACGTATGCTTCTTCGAAGTCCATCGTTCTGAACCATCTATAGTAGTGAACTTCTAGTTCAGGATCTGTCTCTATATAACGATCATCACCATGTTCGTCTATTCCTTCTATCTTGAAGTTAGATTGCCTTAGTTGTTCAAGACTGTTCCAGTCGAATCTTACGTGAGGGTAGTTGATACTCACGTATTCAACTAACTTATCTCTTCTGTATGTGGATGCCTGTAAGGCGACTGTAAGACCATAGCTTTCAATACAAGGTTGTTGCATCTGTACACTTTTACTGTTGTCAACATGAGCTATGACACTCGCTCGCTCATTCAGTATACTGTTGTGAACATGAGCTTTGACACTCACTCGTTCATTCCAGGATAGATAAATGTCTTCAGAAGAAGAGCAACCTCGAATGAGACCACTTCCTCTTAAGAAGGGTGTCCCTCTAAGAAGTGGTATTGTTGATGCTAATACTCCTCCAGGAGATCCATCAGTTGAGGGAAGAGCTGTATGCTTCAATAACACTTCTATGATGCTTACTTATAAGACTCACCTTCCTAAGGCTGAGTATAAGGAATGGTTCACTAACAGCATTATACCTACGTATGGAGGAGAGAACTGCAAGCTTGAGTTCTTAGAGATGGCACATGAGACAGGGGATTCTCAATGCCCTTATCTCCATACTCACGTTGTATTCCAGGTATCCAAGAGATACCCAATCAAGACAAGGAAGGTTACTGCTCTTGATTGGTGTTGGATGGATGATGAACCCATCCATCCTAACTGGACATATATCAATACAGCAGTTCATCTGAAGAGAGCCAAGAGATATCTTGCTAAGGAGGATCCAGAGAATATCCTCCTTAAGGATAAGACTATGAATTACATAGATGTAATTCACAACAGTAAGTCTGTTGGTGAAGCCGCGCAGAAACTCGAGACTCCAATGACTCAGATTATGCAGCTTAAGTGTGCATGGACTATCTTCCAGTTAGCTCCAGAGGAGGAACCTGATGTCTCTATAGATGGTATCCTCAGATGGCAGAAGGAAGTATATACTCAGATTAATCTGAATTCTATGCCTATTCGTAAGCCATCTCCCCTTGTTGATAATGCCAAGAAGGGGAAGCCTGGAGAGAAGATACCTCTTCCAGGAGCTTACTATCACTTCGATAGAAGGAATAGGACTATCTATCTTGTATGGGATCCTAAGGGAGGTGCTGGTAAGACAGCTCTCATTAAGGCCTTGGCATATTCTGATAAGAAGAGATTCCTCGCATGTCAAGGTATACCCACTACAAGAGACTTCGCCACTCAAGTACAGATGGCGCAAGATCAAGGATGGAATGGAGATACCATCCTATTCAATCTAACTAGAGAACAAGTAGATTGGAAGGTAATGGGCACTGTCGAAGCAGCGATAGATGGCTTCCTTACTTCAACTAAGTATGAAGGTAAGACAGTTATGTTCAACTGTAGGAATGTCTGGATATTCACTAATGACATGCCCAGACTTAAGTCAGTCTCTCTCGATAGATGGAAGGTATTCCACGTTCACGGAGAGACGTATCATCCTCCTCCTAAGGAAGGAGAGGATGAGAAGAACTACTTGTCATGGTTAGAACCAGTGACTATTGCTGAAGCTCTTGCTGTCTATAAGGAACAGAAGAAGAAGAAGGATATACGTAAGCATAAGGAGAGATACGGAAGTACTCCTAAGTAGTTAACAACTTGATCAAGTTGTTGAGAGAACTCCGTAAGGTCGTTCGCTACAGAAGCCCCCGCAGGGGTAGCAACTCGCACGCGTCAGCGTGCTCAGATCCCGTGACCGAGAATTTAATGTTATCGGTCAC